TTTTGAATTACATTATTTACAATAAAAAAATAAAAATAACAACCGAATTTTTAAATTTTGTAGAAAATATTATACATTCTCAAAATTATAATAATAATAATATATTATTACACTATATGGTGTCTAAAATCATGTCATTTTTATGATTGAACTCATAATGTTTTACTCTATTGTATAATTTTATCATAAAAACATTGGGTGGAGAATTTTTCGCGGGATCAAATAAATTTTTTTTCAAACAATATTGATTTTGATTTTTTCCTAAAATATTAGGTATTTTAATAGGTGTGGTTTTATTTTTTGATAACATTTCTTTATATTTATATTAAAGAAAATAATTGAAATAAATATAATTTAAAGAATATAAAGAATACGTGGATAAATAATTTAATGGCTTTATTGAATAACATAGATGAAGAATGGAAGAATTTTATTTCTACAAACAGTAATTACGAATATGAGTGTGATTATAATAATTTGGATGACGATGATGATCATGATAATGACGAATCATGTAGTTTGAAAGAAAATATAGAAGGTAATAATATAAATTATATATCAACAAATATTATTGATAACTTTGAGTTTAAAAATATTGAAGAAAAAGACGTTCCTAAATCAAGTAATATTTATATATCAACAAAAACAAAAATAGCTTATTTAAATAATCCAATTAATTTAAAAGAAATGTTTTGGATTATTCCAGTACTGAGATATATGGAGCCAAAAAATGGTGTAATTAAAAAACAAATGAAGTTTAATTCTACTACGGATGAAGAGTTATTAGACATTAAGGAAAGATTAAAAGATGAAACACATTACGACGAGCAAATTATAACAAGTATAATTAATCCTACTGGACGTATTAAATTTAAAGACATTAGGAAAGTAACTATTGGTTTATCAAAAAAAGATATAATGAGTTACAGATCAAAAAAGAAGAGTGCATTTTACAATTGTTTTGTTTTGATATTACGTTTGAAAGTAGGACCTATTTTTAAAGAATTTCATGTAAAAATATTTAATACAGGTAAATTAGAGATACCTGGAATTCAAGATGACAATGTTTTTGAATCAATATTACAAATGATAATTGATGTACTACAGCCAAACATAGAAGCAAAATTGGCATATAAAGATGATACGTGCGAAACCGTTTTAATAAATTCAAATTTTAATTGTGGGTACTTTATTAATAGAGAAACATTGTATGATATATTAAAGTATAAATATAATATACAATCAATATATGATCCATGCTCATATCCAGGTATACAGTGTAAATTTTATTTCAATCCAGATGTAGAAATACAAGATGGGTGTCAAATATCCAAGGATAAAATGAGTATGTATCAAAATATAAAACAAGTATCATTTATGATTTTTAGAACAGGTAGTGTTTTAATAGTAGGTAAATGTGATGAAAATGTATTGATGTTAATATACAGTTTTTTAAAAAATATATTAAAAAACGAGTATTACAATATTTGTCAAAAAAATAACATCGTAAATCCTAGTGTTAACTCGCTTGGATTAAATGATTCAAAAAATGAAAATGATAAAAAAAAGAAAATTAGAAGGAAAAACATAATTATTACATTTTCTGAATAATATATTCAAAATAATCATTAACGATGGTTTCTTTATTATTTGTGTTGTATTTGTAATATTCATTATTCAAAAGTTCAATATTATTGTATAAATTTTTATTTTTTGAATTCTTATATTTTGAGTAGAGTTTTTCACACACCGTTGTAAATTTATTAATAATAATATTATTATTTGATAAATGATTTTTATCCTCAAATTCTTCAAATTCTATAAATTCTATAAAAATATCAAAAATATTTTTAAATATTTTAATATATTCATTAATTAAGTCCAATTTATTTCTAATACTTTTTGGACAAGATTGGGTATTTTCTTTGATATTATTATTCAATTCAAAAATAGTTTTTTTATAAACGTAAGTAGTTGCATCTTTAGAATTTAGTTGTAAAAATATATGTTGTTCATAAGATATTTGTTCTATAAATTCAATATAATAATAATACCCTTTTTGACAATGATAAAAAGTCAGATCCAAATTTTTTGTGAAATATAAAATAATATTAAAAACGTTTGTTATTGTTTCGTACCCCCTAGTAATAATAAATTTAAAATAATCTGTATTTTTTATTTTGGTTTTTTCTAAAATAAAATTTAAGAATTCACTTAATAAAAGAATGTATTTTTCAATAATTTCATCACTTTCATAGTTAAAAAAATGATTGTAATTTTCCAAATTATGTAAAGAAAATTTATTTTCTTTGTCCAATATATTGTTTTTATTTTTCATATTTATTTAAATACCTTTTATTTAAATAAATAAATATTATTAATTTTTAATTAATAAGTATTTAAAGATTAATAATTTAAAATTATATAAATGTCAGAGCAAAAGACAGTAGCTGGTTCAGCTGCGAAACCAACTGAATCTAATTATAGATTACCATCGGACATAACATTAAAACATGCTTGTAAATTGTCTATTGTTGAAGATAAACCTATAATGATGGATTATTGGACAGCATCTTTAGATAAAAAGGCACTTGTTGGTGCCAAAACAACTGGTGAAAAATTATTAGTAAAATCAGAAGACGAGTATACATCAGGTATTGGTAAGTTTTACAAAAGTGCAGAAGAATTTATTATTATTACAGAAAATTCAATTTATATTGTTTCTTCTGATATTCCTACACGCAAAATTTCATAAGTATCCACCTTTAAGAAAGGTGGAGCCAAACGTTTTGAACCACTTTTTTGAAAAGTGGTAAGGTGGAGCCAAACGTTTTGAACCACTTTTTTGAAAAGTGGTAAGGTGGAGCCAAACGTTTTGAACCACTTTTTTGAAAAGTGGTAAGGTTGAGCCAAACGTTTTGAACCACTTTTTTGAAAAGTGGTAAGGTGGAACCAAACATTTTGAACCACTTTTTTGAAAAGTGGACTTTTGGTTTTACCTTTTTCTAAAAGGTAAAAAAAGGTAAAAAAAGGTAAAAAAAATATAATATATATCTCTAATATATATTATATAATGTCTTATTTCAAAGGTTTTGGCAATGGTAGTAATTCAAATGGACAATTTTGGTATGGAAGAACCCAGCAAATACCTCCAGAGTTGATTCCAAGTAACGTACACCCTGGTTTGGCAAAAATTTTACCACTAGGATTTCCTGGATTTTTATTTAAAAAAAATACTGGTGTAGGTGGCAGAAAAAATCCATTATATGGTTTAATATGTAATAAACCTACTGATATATATAATAAATATAAACCTGGTACAGGAGGTGTAGGGGCACAAAATAGAGCAAACAGAAGAGCAAAAAATATGAGAGCTACTGTTTGCATTGATCACAATTGTGAAAGATTTTATAATTATTTAGGTTTATATCCTAGATTTTCTTATAGATCAATTGATGGTTATTTTCCATATCCACTACCAATTACTTATTATAATGTTACTGGTAATTACCGAGCAATAATAGATACTAAATTCAAAAACTTACTTTTTTTTACAGGAGATAGTAATTTTTCTGTTTTAGGATTTAGACCTATTACGTTGAATTATATTTTCGTAGGCGGTGGCGGAGGTGGTGGTGCAGGAGGTAACGGAACGGCTGTTGATAGTGAGGATAACACCGGAAGTGGTGGTGGTGGCGGTGGTGGTGGCGGCGGACAAATAATATATGGACAATATGATATTTATCCAGGATATTACTCTATTGTAGTTGGACAAGGTGGTAAAGGAGGTACTTCGTCAACAAATGGTGGTTCGGGTGGAAATACTTATATTTATAATAATCAAAATGGAACTAAACTATTACTTGCATACGGAGGGCAAGGAGGTTTTACTGCACCTGGCAATGAAAATCCAGATGGCGGTATTGGAGGGGTAAGTACAGGTACAATTGGATCATATGGTGGTAAAAATATGAATGAAAAAGGCGAAAATGGACGTATTGGTGGCGGAGGTGGAGGTTCAAATACAACACTTTCACCTGGTTCAAGAGATATTGAAATTAAAAAAAAAAATGTAACTCTTACAATAAGTCCTATTCCACCATTTAAAGGCGGAAATGGAGTTACTAATATTTCTATTACTGATATTAATTTTACAAATATAATAAAAAATGTAATACAATATATTATTTCATCTGATAGTAATTTTGTAAATAATGTAATACAAAAAATACTTGAAGATTATGGTTCTGACTTACCCAAGGATATTTCTTTAAATAATTTTAATTTGAATCAATTAGTATCTATTTTAAATAAGTTTGGTATAAATTTAAATTTTTCACAAATTTTTGGTACTGGCGGTGGTGCTGGAAATGCGGGATTATATGGTATTACGATAGATTTCTTTGATAAATCTATTTTTGATAAATCTATTTATGGTGGGGGTAAAGCTGGTAAATCAGGTGGAATTATAGAAGGTTTAGGTGGCGAGAGGTATAAATTAGATGACGCAAATGGTGAGAATGCATCAAGTAGTATTCCTTATTTAGGAGGTGGAGGTGGTGGTGGTGGTGGTGCCAGCGGTGGTGATGTTGATGCCGAAAGAATAGCAGGTTTAGGCGGTAATGGAAGTGACGGAGGTTCTGGTAGTGTAATTTTATTTTTTAATACTGTATAAAATATATTAAAATTATAACAATTTAAAAATATATAATTACATAATTTAACAATACATGAGTTATATTAAAGCGTACGAATATGAAAATAATGTCAATCCAAAAATGAAATCTGTTCCTATAACTAGGAAAAATATAGATGATTGTGATTACGGAATAACATTTATTGATTTTTCACAAATTTACAATGTTAATTATAAAGCTTCCTCACCTAACCTATTAGCAAGTTTCATTAAAATTCAACCAAATAATAATTGTATAAAAGATTTTGAAATTTATGATAAGAATTTATCATTTAATTCATCATCCAATATATTTTATGTAATGAAAGGAAGATGTGAAATTTGTTTGAATAATGGTAATATAGATGATTATGGTAACGAGACTTATGATAATTTTGATTTATCGTGTGGCGATATATTTATATCACCATTTTCAAAATCCTTTAGAATTTTTAATAGTAGTGAAAACGAGGATTTATACATTTATTACATCAATGATAGTCCTTTATTAAATTATCTTGGTAGTAAAGCAAATACAAGAATATTCATTCCTTCGGTTTATTCCAAAGAATATTTAATGAGTAATTTAGAAAATTTATCCAATCCAAATAATAATAGAAAGGGTATTTTATTAAGTAATGAAGACACAGAAAAAATAGGCACAAATACAATTACTCCGGTTTTATGGGCGTTGTATAATGAATTACCTCCACATACTACACAAAAACCTCATAAGCACAATTCTGTTGCATTGGATTTGTGTATTTACGCTACTGACAATGAAAAAATATACACATTGATTGGAGATGAATTAGATCAAACCGGTAAAATAGTAAACCCAACAAAGGTGTATTGGAAAACAAATGAAATGTTTGTCACGCCGCCAGGTTTATGGCATTCGCATCATAATGACGATGATACTTGTGCATATGTGTTACCTATTCAAGATGCGGGTATTTTATTATATCAACGAATATTAGGTATAGTTTTGACACATTAAACCGTCATGATAAAAATATAACAAATTGATTTAATTTGTTATATTTATCTATTTGTACCAACATATTTTTTATTCAAATAGTTATTATATGTGTCAGTATAATTTTGTCTAAAGCTTAACAATGCTTCACTCATATTTTCTTCTGCATAAGGTAAATAGGGTCTGTAAAAATGGTTATGATATTTTTTATTATAGTCAGCAATATAATTTGGAAAAACACGATTCGGTACATATGAATAATTATAATTGCAAGACTGTGTAAAACCTTCTCTTACCGGGGTCTGTGCTGGATTGATCCCTAAAAACACCATGTTTTTATAACT